GCACGGCCAGCCGGTAATAAGCGCCGTTCTCGAATACCGGGATCGCGACCATAAACAGGTTGGGAATGTTGACCGCGCTGCCGTCCGGCTGCTGGTGCTCATTCATAAACTGAATGCTGCTCTCGCCCGTGTCCCGGTTAATCGAGGCGGCGATGTTCGAGACCTCGTTGACCTGAAAATTCCGGGCCAGTTGCATCAGGGTGGCATACTGACCAAAGCGCCCCTGCAGCTGCTGGGCGGTCCGGATCATGTCGGCTTCCCATGCCTCGATGCCGGTGGCGCGAATGTCGCCGCCCAGCAGAGCCGGGGTCGGTTCGAGCATGTCTTTCGCGTTTGCCTCGATAAATTCACCCAGTTCCGCGCCGCTGAGGGGCTGGCCGCTGATTGCCTGCCACACTTTCCACTCACGCGAGAGAGGGAACGCATAGACCGCCCGGTGGCTCATATGGCTTGCCGCAGGGTCGCGGGTAATCGGATCAATCACCGGCGCGCCCTCGCCCAGGTAATCCGCGATGCAGGTGAGTTTCGGGGCATCACCTGTATCTGCAAAGAGGGCGGTGGTTTCGCCCTTATTGCGGTTTGCCCAGGCAACCAGGCTCTCCAGATCGGTCATGCGAGCGGTGCCAGTGCGGCGCCACGGCTGCAACTTTGTCGCCAGCTTGTCGAGTTCACCAGTCAGGTCCACGCGCTGCATGCCCTCAGGCATGGCAACCTGCATCAGCATAGGTGGGCCTTCCGTGTGCGCAGTGTGCAGTTCCTGCACTTTGGTCGCGGTAGTCAGGTGCGCAAAGGCGCTTTTGAGGACGTCTTGAATGCTCACTGTAATATTCCTTGCTGATTAATCGAGGGTGGGGGAGCGCAGCTCGCGCTGGCCGTGTCCGATCTCGCGGATTTCCATTTTGCGCTGATTGGGGTTGGCCACCGAAAGCCCGCCGCCGTCAGCGGTCCAGGCGATTGCTTTCGCCTTCGGTGCTTTCGGGGTGCTGATCTTGTGCTCGATGCTGATATCGACCTGACCGAACTTGTCGGTCGAGTATTCGATCGAGATCGTCAGCTTGCCTTTGGCCTTTGTGCCGAAGGCCTGAGAGAAGCTGACGATTTCGGCGATCAGCTCATCATTCTCTTTGAGGAGCACGGGCAGATATTGGCAATTGTCAGCGAGTTGCAGCGTCTGATCGAGGCCGCGCACATCGGCGGAGCGGGACATGGCAGTCCTTTCCTGAGAGAGGGCGAAGGTTTTAAGGGCGGGGGTCATGGGTCCGGATCTCGCGTCTGGGGCGGGTCAGCGCATGGCGCGCCATTGGGCGACCTGCACGGTGCCGGCGCTGATCGTCGTAACCGCTGCCGACAGCAGCGCCGCGGTCAGCAGGGCAGCCGCGCAGAACGCGAGCACATCGACCTTGGGGCGCGAGGTGTGGTTTTTGCGGAGTGCAGCACGCTCGACCGGAACGGCGAGGCTCAATGCCACAAGTTTGCGCTTGGCATCGTGCTGGCGCTGGATCGACCGGCTGGCCTCGCGGTAGCGGCGGACCAGGTCGATGTCTGACCAGTCTGTCGAGTTTTCGAGGGTGTCAGCAGCGCTGGCCTGGGCGGCCGGCATAGCAAGCGGGTCACGCAGTGTGCGCCGGGCGAGCAGTTCCGCCTCGGTGGCGCAGGGGATCTTTACAAGAGGGCGGGCGGGCAATGCTTGCGAACGCATCTGAAATCTCCGGCATGAGCGGTGACGTTGTGCGGTCGATTAATCGTGACCAATTTGGTCATTGTCAAATAAAATAATGACCAAATTGGTAACTACAGGTAAAATCCTAAAAACAGGAAAGCCCGTCGGTCGCGATCACGACGGGCGGGCTGTCAATTCCTGTTTGATCTGGATCAAATCAAAGTGGTCGTAAGTACATTAATAGGTATGGCTTATTTATACTTTTTAGATCGGCTGACGGCTGCGAGGAAACGCTGCAACTAAATGTAAATGCTGACTTTTATGCGCTTATCGCTGCGGAGACATAATGGACGAATATTGGGCAGGCAATGAAGATCTCTATGAGATGGTCCTGCATGCTGCGCTGACTGGGGAGAGCCTCGATCAGCTGATCGAGTCGCGTTCTTCTTCTTCTCGTATTCTCTTTGCCAAGTCGAATGGCAAGTGCGACGATTTCCCTAGGAAAATCCAGTCCATAGTCACACCGAAGCGCTCAGTGAGCAGCGCGGCGGCAGTTTCGCTGATGGGGCGTTTTCCGCCTTCCCATCTCGACCAGTAGGTTCTCTCGACACCTAATAGGTCACTTATTTCTGCGGGGGACAGGTCGAGCGCTATTCTGAGGTGGCGCAACCGCCCGCCGATGCGCTCTGGGCGCATTTCGTGCAAAGTATTGCTCGACAACAGTTTTTCCTGAACGATGTGCTGTGGGCTTCTCATTCCGCCAGCATGATCTGTTCTGTTACCGGCTACAATCACCGCTTCGCCCCCATTGACCTATGACCAAATAGGTCATAATGGTCGAAATATGAAAAAAACATCAGCACTCATCAATATTCTGGATCGGTGGCCCAGCAGGGCGGCGCTTGCCCTGGATGCTGGGGTTGATCTGTTTGCGGTTCACCGCTGGTATCAACGCGGGGGGTTCCCCGCTCGGCATGACGCTTCCCTCATTGCGGCAGCGCGTCGTCGTAAAATTAGGTTAAGCGCGCGGGAAATTGTCGACGCCCGCTCGGTTCGTGCTGACCAACATGGTCACAATAAACGCGACATTCAAGGCGCGGTTCCCCCACGTAATCAGGATAGTGCAGCATGACCGCACCAGCTGTGATCGACTTCACCCGCGATATGACCCTCTACCACAGCGCCGCTGGTGAGCTGATCCGGCTGGCGCGACAGTCTCCGGCAGGTCTGTCCTGCCTGCAGCGGCTCAAATCCAACCACGCGGCAACTGGCCTGATCGAGTGGTCTGAGCGGATCGACTGCGGTGCTCTTGTACTGGTCGCCGCACCCTGCGCCGCGATGACTGATCTGATCATCGAGCTGCGCAGCGGCGCGGCTTCGACCGGAGGAAATTTCCATGATCGCGCCTAAACTGACTGCAGTCCCCTCGACCGGGTTGGCGGAATATCCGATCGCGCGCGAAACCCGCCTCGACGGTCACAGCTTTATCAAATGGCAGCACATTCGCTGGCTGTCCTCGAAAAGCTTCAAGCTGTGCAGCTGGGAAGTGCAGGGCATGGCACGGGCGCTGTTCGACCTGTCTCAGCTCGAAAGCCCCGTCGGCACGCTGCCGGATGATGATGCTGAACTCGCGCATATGCTGCGGGTCGATACCCGCCACATGGCCGAGCTGCGCCGCATGGAATACGGCCCGCTGCGCAACTGGCTGCCCTGCATGTCGGAAGGCGAGCGCCGCCTGATGCACCCGGTTGTGCTGGCGCAGGTGCAGGATGCACTCGAGCGCCGCGAGATGCACGAACTCTCGAAAGAGGACAAGGCAACGTACCAGCGGCTCAAGCGGATGCGCGAGGCCCTAAAGGGGCTGGGTCTGTCGGATGCGGTGCTCGAAGATGAGCGGCTGATCGGGCGCATGGATGACTGGCTGCGACAGACCTGCAAGGGCAACCGGCGGGGCCAGCACTATGAGATGGCGCTTGAACAGGCGGTTTCTCAGGGCTGGCTCAATGCCCGCCCGGTGCAGCTGTAGTTCTGTAGGGAACTGTTCCGGAACTGTACCAAACTGTTCCGGAACAAAACTTCTACAGAATGGAACAGTTCTGCACAGAAGAGAGAAGAAAAGAGAAGAAAAGAAGAGACTTACGGTTTGGAACGGAACGCCTGTGGATAACCGGCAGGCCGGGCTGGCTTAGAAAATCAGGGATCGATTATGAGCACTGACGATGACACCCCCCATGACAGCACTGGCCGGGAAGCCGTGCGCGAGCTGGTGATCCGCAGGCTGGCAGACAGCGGCCTGCAGCGCAGCAAGGGTCAGACCGAAGCAGATCAAGCGGCGATGGCGCGGCGGCTGGTGGATTACCTGTCGTACCTCTCTCGCGCTTCGCTCGAGACGCTGGCAGATCAGATCCTCGACGCGGCGGTCGGGCCGAAGCGCAGTCAGTGGCCGTCTGAGCTGATGGTGCGCCAGATGGCCGAGGCGCTCGAGCGCCGGCCATTTGAGGAAAAGCCGATCGTGCGCAGCTGGCTGGCCTCGATCGAGGGCCCGAAGGCCGAGGCCGCAGGTTATCTGCCGCAGCTTTTCCGGCATCTGCGGCAACATCAGCGCCCGATCCTGCCCTATGACCTGCGGCAGGTGCAGGAGGTGGCGGTCGCGGATCGTCGCCGCCGCACGATGGTCGAGGAGCGGATCCGCTATGACCAGGCGACGGACGATGAACGGCGCTGGCTGCGCGGTCTGATCGAAGATGAGGCCGCAGCGCGGGAGATTGTCGAGCGCGGGCAGATCGCGCGGCAGCAAAAGCAGGACGGAGTGGCGGCATGAGCGCAGCAGAGCTTGACGATATGGCGCGGTGGTTTTTTGAGGAAGGCGAGGCGCAGTCGCTGCGCCAGCTGGCGGAACGAGCTTTGCGCTGCATGCGGGCTGAGGCAATGGCGTTTCTCGACGCCGGGATCGCACTTCTCGAGGTCGATCAGGAGCGGGCCAACAAGCGGCAGGCCGAGGCGGACCGGCTCAGCGCGATCAAGCGGGTCGCCATGCCACCTGAGGAAATGCGGGCAGCCCCGATGGCCCCGGCGCGTGGCGCCATGCAGCGGGTGCTCGATCCGGCGGGGGTATACTGGCGCGGCATGGATCAGCTGTCGGTGATGTGTCGCCATGCGCGGGCGCGTCACAAAGGCGAGCCTGAGGCATTCGTCGCGCCCTTCACGCCGGGTCAGGTGCAGATGGGTCGGCACTATCAGGCGCTGGTCGAACGGCACGACGCGGCGGGCATGAAATGCGTATCCGTCGAGGCGCAGGGCGGCGGGTCAGGCGGGCAGGGTGGCTTTATCGAGGCGCTGCTGCAGGCGCGGCAGGAGATTGCCACGCTGCACTGCCGGATCGGTGACGGCATCGCGCTGCAGGTTCAGCGTGGCGGGGCCGGATCTGGTCGCCGCGCGATTACCGTACGGCGGCTGGTCGATGCGGTCTGCCTGCAGGATCAGGATCTGACGGCGGTGCTGCGGGCGCATGGCTGGGCGGCAAAGGGTGATGTGCGTGAACGGCTGCGTGCCGTGCTGATCGATGCCCTCGATCGAATGCAGGGCTACCTGCACGAAAATAGCTATTGACCCCTTAAGTCCGTCCGGTGCAGTCATCTGGATATTGTCAGGAATTGCGCCCGCAGGTCACCACCTCGCGGGCGCAATACGTTTCAGGCCCCGACCAGCTCACGACGGGCAGCCGATGCCAGAAAGGACGAGCGCGTCATCTTCCGGGCTTTGGCAGTCTCATCGATCGCGCGCAGAAGGCCGCGTTCCATAGAGACATTCACCCGCTCAAGAGCGGTATCGGCAGGGATATAGGGCACCGCCATCAGAACAGCGCCGGCGGCAACCGCGTCGCGGACATCAGGACGCTGACTGATGACATTCAGAGAGGCCGGTTGAACGTCTGGCATGTCCTCAAACCAGAGATCCAGCGCCTCCGTGACGGCAACAGAAATACCTTCCCAGTCATCCGAAGCGGCAAAGCAGCCCGGCAGATCGGGAAAGCTGAGGCCATAAGCGCTGTCGTCGTCCTGGTGGATGAGTGCAGTAAAATAGCGCACGGCAGTCTCCATACAAAAAGGGGAGTAAGCGAGGGTAGACCGGGCTAAAGAAGCCCGGCCTGTTGATAGATGCACCTGACAGTCCCGAGGGGCAGATCTTTCTTCGGATGAGGCAGGATGATGGTCACCTCGCCTTTCCGAAGCTTGAGGTGCGATCCCCGTTTCGAGATCTCCTCAAAGCCTGCGTCCTTCAAAACCTTCAGGAGCTTTCTGGAATTTGTCTCAAGTTCCATCGCCCCTCCTGATGCGCATTTATATACACACTTTTTGCGAACATCGCAATATATGCGCAAATATTTACACACTTTCAGAATATCATCCGATCGTCTGCTGGTTACCACCATGTCGGCGCAATGCGTTTCAGGAGGCAGAGATGGGCAAGAGTGAGTGGTCCCACCTCTACACATATCGCTGGCGGCAGGCCCGCAAGGCTTACCTCAGCCGCGAACCACTGTGCCGCTACTGCCGACAGGCAGGCATCATCAACGATGGCAGCCTCAGCGCCGCAGGTGAGCTGCAGTCCGATCCAAAGCGCCGCTTTCTGGTGGTCGACCACATCGTACCCCATCGCGGCAACCTCACGCTCTTCTGGGATCAGGCCAATTGGCAGACGCTCTGCCCGGATCATCATGACGTGGTGAAGCAGCGCGAAGAGATCCGCGGCTTCTCGAGCGCCCGTGGTGCCGATGGCTGGCCCCTCGACCCGGCGCACCCCGCCAACCGCTGATCCCCCGGCGCGGCGGGGCCGATGTCGACCCGCAGGGCGAGGCGGGTCAGGATCCGGACCCGGGCGGCGAGGGGCAGGGGGGGGGTAGGGGAAAGTTCGGACGGCTTCGGGATGGAAACCGGCGGCAACCCTTTCTGTGCGCAAAACCGAAATTGGATAGAAAAAGCCCACTCCTGGAGGGATGCTAAATGGCTAAAGGCCGCCGGCCTGCCGAAGGCGTCGTTGTCCCGATGAAGGGCGATAGCGCCGAGGGTCACAATCTTGAGGCGCGTGCGATGGCTCGCGCAGTGCAGCTGCGGCCTGAAGGCCTGATCGACGAGGTGCGCTGGATCTATGATCGCCTGGCACCGCCGCTCTGCCATCCGACCAAAGATCGCCTCAATGAGGTGAACGTCTTCATGTTCGTGCAGCTTTGCAGATCGGTGGCCCGGTATGAAAAATACACGGTGCTGATCGCCGAGTTAGGCGAAACCTATGAGTCTGTCGGCCGGGCGGGCAAGCAAATCAAGGCGCGCCCGGAGATGGCTCAGCTCAATGAGACCTGGAGGCAGGTTCGCACGCTCGCCAGTGACTTCGGAATGACGCCCGCCGCCGAGCGCGCGCTCGGAGCAACCGGCCAGCTCGGCTTCAACTTCGGCGGCAATGATGATGACGACTT